AAGTTCTTGGTAACACTACAACTACAATGCCAGCGTGGTTTCCAGATCTGGTAGACAAGTTTATGATTAAAGGTATTGGCAAAAAGATAGACGCAGATCTTATGGAATACACCGTTAAAGATTTACCAGGTGTTAAATTAGCAAAGCACGATGATGGTAGAGTTTTTGTTAAAGGTAAAAATGATTATAGTAAATCTTATGAAATAGAATATGAACCACCGGGCTACGAAGTTTTAGATGAAGTAAAAGGTAAAACGGTCAAAACTAAAGGAGAGTTTAGAGCACAAGAAGAAGTTCCTGTAAATGTTGACCCAGATGGCAATGTAGATTTTGATGGAGAAATACTAGAAAGTGTTGATGATATTTTAAGTGGTGATGCAAGAGCCATGGAAGAATTTGCAACAGGTAAAAAAATTAAAGATTTTGCAAAAGGTGGCTTAGCAGGAATGTTAGGAGAATAATGCTAAAACCAAGATATCATGAACTATCTATGAAATGGATGTTAGGTTCAGAAGGCGCAGCATCCAAAGGCGCGTGGAAAAGATTCAAGGACCAAGAAGAAGCTATAGATAGGGAAGAACAAGCCTTCGAAGAGGGTGGTTTAGTTACAACACCAAAACGTGGCTTGGTTGATGGACCAGGAAGTTATGCTGGACTTAAAGAAGATTTTAATAGAAATCCCAGTGGCATAAATCAACATAAAATAAGAACTTTCGAAGAAATTCAAGAAGCAATTTATAATGCTCCTCCCAAATATGTTACGAAAAAAGACGGAACACTAAAAAGAGTTCCCGTTACACCAAAAGATTTATATGGAGAGGGTAAAAACTATCCTCATAAAATAGTAGCGAGAACTGAGTATGATCTACACAAAGATAAATTAGATATTGAAGGAAAAGGTAAGCCTGTAGTTGAAGACTTCAATAAAAGTAATAAAGTAAGGTATGCAAAAAACAAACTTCAATCTAATACTACTATTTTAGCAAAAATGGCAGGTACAGATGGTTACCACCTTTCTCATTTATCCTTAACTGAACTAGATAGTTTAAAAAATTTGGGGTATCTGCCAAAAGACATAAATATAAAACAATACCATAGTTTTGAGAAAAAAATTGTAGCTAATGCTAAAGAAATATATGCTACACAAAATAACAAGAGTTTATCTCTTCTTGAAAGACGTGCAGAGATTGCTAAACTTCAAAAGATAGACAGAGCTTTAAGAAAAGAGTTTCCAAAATATGCAAACACAAAAGCAAGATTAAAAGTTCAAGCAAATAATTTAGAAGTAAGCGGGTTAAAGATTGGAGAAAAATTACCCGATCCAACGGTAGCCATATCTCAGACAGAAGGTACTCTTTTAAAAGACATAAAAGCAGGGTCTAAAAAAGAAAAAGAAATTATAGAAAAAGCAAAAATAAATTTATTAAAAAAAATGGGATACCGTTGCTTGAAAGACGCAGGGGGTGCAGAAGATGTTGGATGTTATTTAGAGGATGTTAAAAAAACTAGGAAAGATTTAAGATCCACAAATGTTGAAGTCAGAGCAAAAGCATTAACTAAACAACGAGCAGCAAAAAAAATAGCTGAAAAGATTCCAGGGATGTCTAAAATGATAAAAGGTGCTCGAGGAACTCTTGCGTATGTTGGTGGTCTACCTGGTATAGTTTTTGAAGGTTTATTTGAAGTGGGGGCCTATGATTATTATAGAAGAAAAGGTTATAACCACGAAGAAGCTTCTGCAGAGGCTTTATTTTTTGGTAAAATGGCAGGAGTAGGTGGTGATAAGACGGGATTACTTGAAGGTGCTGACAAATTAATAGAAAAAAGAATAGCTGGAACCGAACCTGCTAGATTAAAGTACATTTCTAATTTAAACAAAAATTTAGGTGATCAAGATAAACTTTATAATGATATCAGCTCTTTAAACAAGGTGTTAGTAGAGGGCTCACAGTTTACTACACCTGAAATGAAAAAAGAAGTTGAAGATGAATTAGAATTAAAAATGGAAGAATTAACTAAACTTGAAAACAAATCAAATTTAAAAACCCCTGGCTATGATGCATGGCTAATAGGACAAGAAAAACTCGACCATGAGCACGGAATGGCAGGAGAAGCATATATAAAAAATCGTTATGGTCTACCAGAAAGTGAAGAAGCAACACAAAAAAGGTTAGACGCTAAATATCCAAGAAGATTACAAGAAATGAGAACATATAAAACTGGTGTAGGACCAGGATCAAAATTTTGGACAGCAGATATACCTGAGGATATTAGTAAGATGGAACCTGGTTTTTTACATGATTATTACGAAAAAGATTTAGGTTATAAACCAGAAGAAGTTATTTCACAAAAATGGAAAGACATATATGGATATGGAGGTTTTGATGAATTAGACAAAGTTGGAATTGCAGGAGGTTATTCTAAAATGGCAAAAGGTGGCATTGCTACATTATCTGGTAAAAGATCAAAACCCATGCCACAAGGCTTGAATTATTTAATGAGAAAAAAATGAAAAACCCAACGTTAGTTAAAAACATGGAGTATGTTAAATGGAGTCAGATTCCACCGCTAAAAGGACCTGATCCACAGGGGTTGCGGAAAGTAGTAAAAAAAGATAAGAAGAACACGGAGAAATTAAATGGCAGATGTAGATAAAGGACTCCCGAATACAAGAACACAAGTAGAGATTCCGGGCGCGGAAGATACTGAAGTTCAGATTTCGGAAGAACAAGCACAAAAAGGACCAGTAGAAATTATACCAGGAGAAGATGGTGGAGCTACAGTTGATTTTGAACCATCAGCAGTGAATCAAGCTTCTTCTGAATCACATTTCGATAACCTTGCAGATATTTTACCAAACGAGACTCTTGATCCAATTGGAAGTGATCTTAGAGCTAATTACACAGATTATAAATCTTCAAGAAAAGAATGGGAAAGAACATACACTGAAGGACTTGATCTATTAGGATTTAAATACGAAAATAGAAGCCAGCCTTTTCAAGGAGCAAGTGGTGCGACGCACCCAGTATTAGCAGAAGCCGTTACACAATTTCAAGCAACAGCTTTTAAAGAATTATTACCAAGTGATGGTCCTGTAAGAACACAAGTTTTAGGAATTAACTCTTCAGAAAAAGAATCTCAAGCACAACGTGTAAAAGATTTTATGAATTATCAAATCATGGATCAAATGGAAGAGTATGAATCTGAATTTGATTCTATGTTATTTCATTTACCATTATCAGGTTCTACATTTAAGAAAATTTACTACGATGATTTATTAGGCAGAGCAGTTTCTAAATTTGTTCCTGCAGATGATTTAATTGTACCTTACACAGCAAACAGCCTGGATGATGCAGAAGCGATTATGCATGTACTTAAAATTTCAGAAAACGATTTACGTAAACAACAAGTGGGCGGCTTTTATTCAGATATAGATCTGGGCACACCTGGAGATAATGTAAAAGATGAAATTACAAATAAAGAAAAAGAATTAGAAGGAATTAGTAAATCTGGAAAACAACAAACTATTTTCACATTGTTAGAATGTCATGTTGATTTAGATTTAGAAGGCTTTGAAGATATTGATCCAGAAGGGAAACCTACTGGTATCAAATTACCTTATATCGTTACCATCGATGAAGGTAGTACAAAGGTTCTTTCCATAAGAAGGAACTACGCGCCTAATGATCCAAAAAGACAAAGAGTTCAATATTTTGTCCACTTCAAATTTCTGCCAGGACTAGGATTCTACGGTTTTGGATTAATACACATGATTGGCGGATTAAGCAGAACGGCAACGGCTGCTCTCCGTCAATTATTAGACGCAGGAACATTATCTAATTTACCAGCTGGTTTTAAACAAAGAGGTGTAAGAGTTAGAGACGAAGCTTCGCCGATTCAACCCGGTGAATTTAAAGATGTAGATGCACCAGGAGGAAATTTAAGAGACGCATTTTATCCATTACCTTACAAAGAACCATCACAAACACTATTAGCATTGATGGGTATTGTAGTTCAAGCAGGTCAAAGATTTGCAGCAATATCAGAATTACAAACAGGCGAAGGCAATCAACAAGCAGCAGTAGGCACAACAATGGCTCTTCTAGAAAGAGGCTCTAAAGTTATGTCAGCAATTCATAAAAGATTATACTCTGCAATGAAAAAAGAATTTAAATTATTAGGAAAAATTATTGCAACTTACTTACCACCTGAATATCCTTACGATGTTGTAGGTGCAGCAAGAACAATAAAACAAACTGATTTTGATGAAAGAGTAGATATCATGCCGGTTGCAGATCCAAATATATTTTCTATGTCACAAAGAATTACTTTGGCACAAACAGAATTACAACTAGCTACATCTAATCCTCAACTACATGATATGTATACTATCTATAGAAAAATGTATGAAGCACTTGGTGTAAAAGATATTGATAAAGTTTTACCACCACCTGCTCCAAAGGTACCGAAGGATCCAAGTTTAGAACACATAGATGCATTAGGTGGCAAACCATTCCAAGCTTTTCCAAACCAAGATCATAGAGCACATATAACAGCGCACTTAAATTTTATGTCTACTAACATGGTTAGAAATAATCCAACTGTTATGGCAGCAATCCAGAAAAATATTTTGGAACATATTAGTTTAATGGCTCAAGAACAGATTCAATTAGAGTTTAGAGAACAGATTGTAGCTGCACAACCACTACAACAACAAGCACCTACAAACCCACAAGCTGCTCAACAATTAGAACAGTTAAATATTCAAATGGAAGCAAGAAAAGCAGTCTTAATTGCTGAAATGACAGAAGAGTTTATGAAGGAAGAAAACAAAATTACGTCTCAATTTGATTCAGATCCTCTATTGAAGTTAAAATCAAGAGAAGTAGATCTTAGAGCAATGGAAAATCAAAGAAAAGAAGACGAAATGAAGAAAAAAATAGAACTAGAGCGTGCAAAATTAGTTCAAGCTAAGGATTTAACTGAAGATAAACTAGAACAAAATGAAGATTTAGCAAATTTACGTGCAGATACGTCAATTCAAAAACAAATGATGGCAAATAGCTTTAAAAACAAACAAAAATAGGTTAACAATACAAATAGGAGAAAAATATGGAAAACTATAAAAAAGCTAAACCAGTTAAGATAGAATCTAGTAAAGTTATTACTGATCCTAGATCTGAAACTAGTATTAGAGGCAAAAGTGCTTTATCAGTGGGAAATAAAAACGCTGTTAAAGGTTCTGGTGCCGCAAGAAAACAAAAAGACGTTACTTGGTACTAATCTAAAATGGCATTCCCAATTTTAGGCGCAATCAAGTTAGCAACTCAAGCAGCGGGACATATTTTCAAAAACAGACAACAAACTAAAATGTTGGAGTCTGATGCAGAACGCGTTCACGCTTCTAAAATGGCTTCTGGTGAATTAGAATACAAAAAAGCTGTTATGAATAATAACAACCAGGGATGGAA